TATATATATATATATATAGTATAGATAGCATAATAATTATTATGAATCAAGGATTATTAATTTACTAAAGGTTTATTGTTCGCCAAGTTTTATTACTTTTGATTGATTTCCAGATTGGCCAGATGGATTTGAATCGCCTGATTGGCCTGATGAGTCAGATTGGCCAGATTGGCCAGATTGGCCTGATGAGTCAGATTGGCCAGATTGGCCAGATTGGCCGGATTGATCCATTTCATCTTCTTGAAATTTACTAAGACTATTCTCTGGATTTATGATATCATTCACTCCAACATTACTAATCGCAGGGGTTGAGTTTGATTTTGGTATAAGTTCCTCTAATGAAATTTCCTCTAATTGTTCTCGTGCCTGTTCTTGTTCTGTTTTGATAAAATTATCATCAATTACTTGAGCCAATTTAACAAATTGTTGATTAATCGATTCCTCCGTTGTATTGACTGGCTCTTCTTCTGATGCCGCATTCTTAATTGCCTCTTCTTGAGTTTCTGGCGTTTCTGGCGTTTCTGGCATTGGTATGGAAGGTTGTATTATTTCACTTTTTAAACTTGTTAGAATGGGCAACATCTCTTTATCAAAGTCTGTAAAACTATTAATATTAATAGAATTCATACTTTCTAATTGGTCTATATTTTTATCTGTAATAATTCTCATGGATACATTTAAGGTTGTTAATTCTTGCATTAACAATTTAAACGCATATGGGATTCGAATAATACTAAAATCTTTTCCAAATTTAGTTATTTTATCTATTTTTTTCTCACTTTCCATGGAACCAACAAATTTGATTGGACCATCGGCATAGGGACTAATAAATAAATCCAAACTAGTGTTATAAATGGCGGTTAACCCAGTTAAATTACAAATTGCCATATAATATTCATCTCCACGAACTAACATGGATTCTTTCAAGAAATACGATAAGCCGTGGGCAACAATTGCATCTCTCTCTTGTTCGCCAACTCTCAACCCGCCATCGTTTGCCCGACCTTGAACTGTTTGTCGCGTTAATGCTGTTCTCGGACCTTTTGCTCGATAATTAATTTTATCTTTTACAATGTGTTTTAGTCTCATATAATAACTTGGCCCCATAAATATATTCATGCGTATTTGTTCACCGCTTTCGCCATTATACAATACTTCATTTGCACTTGAATGAAACCCTAACTTTGTCAATATTCTTCCAAACGATTTATATTTTGAACCGACGTTATTAAAGGCAGTACATTCCGCAAAGGTTCCTAATTCACAGCATGCTTTTCCCATAATTGTTTCTAATAATTGACCAATTGTCATACGACTGGGAAGAGCATGTGGATTAATTATAATGTCTGGGATGATGCCCTCCGCACTAAACGGCATATTTTTTTCTTCAATTGCTAATCCCAAAGTGCCTTTTTGTCCACAACGACTACAAAATTTATCTCCAACCGCGGGGATTCTTTCATCTCTAATTCTAACTTTTGCTAATCGATAGCCTTCGGCTCCTTCTGTGATATAGGTTTTATCAACAAATCCGGTCTGTCCTTTTTTTGGAAATACTGAGGCATCCATGGAAATCTCTGGACTATTGATGGTTGTCATGATTTTTCCGATCATGGCTTTCGTCTCATCCATTAGCGTATTTTCTTTTATTAATCCATCCTCATCTAAGTCAGAATAATCGTATCCAGGTTTTAGTCCCATTGTTTTGTGGGTTTCAATGTTCGCAAAGATAGAATCCACTTGTGAATTGCCTACTTTTGAACTATCTTCTCGGTCTTCATACGTGCTATAATATGTATTTCGAAAAAGCCCTCGATCAATCGATGCTTTATTAAACAAAATAGAATCCTCAACATTATAGCCACCATAACATGCAATTGCGACAATCACATTTATACCATAGGGATGTTCTTCATTATTAATATACTTAAGATATCTGCTTTTAATGAGTGGAATCTGTCCATAATGTAATACGAGCCCCGTTTTATCAAAACGTGAGTTAAAATTGGTATGATACAACGAAATTGCTTGTTTGCTTTGTCCACAAGAAAAAAGGTCTCTTGGTAGTGGGTTATTCTCTGGAAACACAATTTGATTACCCATGACGCCTAAGATTAAAGAGGGATGAATTTCCATGTGTGAATAATTTTTTTTAGGAATGTCATTGCTTGTAAAACAAATTAAAAGTGTATCTTTTTCTGAAGTATCAATATACTCAATGCATGATTTTAACGTTGCCAATTCTTTTAAATCGCTCTCCATTGTACCACGATATAATTCTTTATAACTTGCGTATGTTTTACAGCTATTCACATTAAATGTGTCGCTTTTTTTATTAAATCCACTAATTAACTGGTTCCACGTAAACTTATTCTCATAAATCAAGTCCATCACTCTTGTAATACTGAGTGTTTTATTTTCAATATAATATAACGGATGACACATCCTACCAGCATCGGTAAATAAAGTGATAGTTTGCTCTTTAATATTCCACGCGATACTTACATAAATTGAAATGACCGCGAGTCGTCTATTAAGAATTAGAAAATCATAGGTTTGTTTGGCATCTTTCACAACTCCAATCCACTTTCCATTTACAAATAGTTTTGTTTTATTTCCCATATAAAAAAACTCACAATGAGACAATGGCTCTAATTCGGTATTCTGTTCCAACCATTTTATAATCTCAGAACCAGAACAATTTTTTGTGATTTTTGACATGATGCTCATATGTTTATGAAATCCTATATTTGCTCCATCGGGAGTATCTACTGGATCAACAATTCCCCATTGGGACGAATGTAATAACCGCGGACCAACAATTTTAGCACTTGAATCCATCGGCAAATTTATTTTTCTCATAAGTGATATATATGAATTAAAGGATAATCTGCTCACATCTTGAACTACCCCTAATCGCTTCGTATGCGTCTCTGCTCCCCAATTTCCTTTAAATGCTTTTTTAAAACCATCTTCCACGATTCGCGAACTAAAAAAATAAGTGGAATTATTGGTAATTAATGTTTCGAAATTGTCTTGATACACTCCGGTGTTATAGTAATATTCTTTATCCATTTTAAGGGCAATGTCTCGTTGTTGAAGAGTATAATATTCTTTAAATAAGTCATACAATAATTGCCCAGGCAATTCAACCCGTTTAAATTTAAATGAGTCTCTATCGGTAGGTTTTTTCTCTCCAACAAATACTTTTAACAAATCAAAAACCATATATCCAATAAAACATGCTTTCTCTCTAAAATTAAGTTCTCCAATATTTGGTAAGAGGTAATTCATTAAAATTTCTAACACATGATTACGGCTTTTACCTTTTGTAAATGTTCCAATATAATTTAAAGCAACCTCTTGTGTAAAAATAAATCCGGCGTCATGAACCGAGGGAATAAATAAATCAACAAAGTAGTTATATTTTTCTATATCTAATAAACAACAGGTAATAATCTCTTTGTCCGAGAGAATTCCCAAAGCCCGCATTAGAATAAACAATGGAATCGGTTGTCTTACATTTGGTATATTTACTACAATGTTGTTATTTGTAAATTTTTGATTTGGGGCAACAATTCGTATTGAAAATGTTCTTATTGGTTTCGAGGCGTCTTCTGAGACAGATCTTATTTCTGCCGAATGACTATAAATATCATTTACTTTGTCTTTCACATATAACATGTTATCTGCGAATTTTTCTTGCGAGATAATTGTTTTTTCTTTGCCGTCAATTATAAAATATCCTCCTAAATCATTTCTACATTCGCCCATGGTATATCGAACTTGTTTATCAAAGCCATTCAAGATACATAAGTCTGACCTTAACATAATTGGAAATCTACCTAAATAGATTTTGTCTAATGTAAAATTTTTGTTGATTGGAGCGTCTGTTCCTTCTTCATTTATGGTTACTTCAACGTCTACATCATAATGAATTGAAACTCCATATGTGAAATTTCTTAATCGTGCGTGGCTAGGATACATGTAATGTTCATGAGTCTTATCAAAGATGATTGGTTTACCAAAATATATTTTTTCACCTTTTTTTCCACCTAAATATAATTTGGCTTGATATTTATAGTCACCACTTTTAGTAATGTTTTTTGCAATAAAAATTGGATTTTTCTCTCTAAAAATTTGAGGAATACCATGATTCATAAAATCATTATAGGATTCTATATGATGACTCACCAATGCAGTAGGATTCTCTTCAAAAAATTTATCTAAAATTTTCCAACAAACTTCTGAAGAGATGTCTGGGTTCATGTCTGGGTTCATGTCTGGGTTCATGTCTGGATTCATGTCTGGAATAATCTCTGGATTCATGTCTGGATTCATCTCTGGAATAATTTCTGGAATAATCTCTGGAATCATGTCTGGATTCATCTCTGGAATCATGTCTGGAATAATCTCTGGATTCATCTCTGGATTCATCATGTCTTATAGTTACTTATATTATAGTTTTATATTATTATAATATAAAAAATAGAACGTCCTAGAAAGTATTAGGTTTGTATTAAACGTTGATCATGTGAGTTATACGATGATTGTAGTGGCTTTCCATTCCATTGATTTCCAATATTTTCAAAAAAATTATATGTTCCATTCTTAAAATCTGAGAATGGTAGTAAACCGCCAGATTGCGTTCTTTTTTTATTGCGTGTGCGTTTGTTTTTTATATGCTTAATGCGTTTGCTTTGCTTATGCTTAATGCGTTTGCTTTGCTTATGCTTAATGCGTTTGCTTTGCTTAATACGTTGTGTTTTATTCTTACCTGCCATACTCAATACTCTATACTATACTAATACATTATAATATTTTTATTAGAATGTACTTTTGTATAGTTTGTAGTTTGTAATATTATTCAAGGTCAACATGAGTTAATAAATGTTTTCTACAGCAATACTTAAGTTTTAGTTGATCTAACACTTCTCCTTCGGGTGTTTTTTTTATTGTATCTTGTGTTAAATAAATTACATTCTTTGGATCCATATCTTTTTCATATTTTATTTTACGAACCGATTCTTGAAAAAAGCGATATTTATCTGCGATTACTTCACCACACGTAAAACACTTTATCGGAATAATCATTTTTGCTATATAATAAAATTATATTATTAAATCAATTTTTAATTAATACTATAAATTTATTGATTAATTTTTTATAACTTTATTTATAAATGCGTAAAAGAAGTATTGAATTTCATTCTAATTTTAACATAATATTTCTCATAAATGAAAAAAAGTAATGCTAAGAAAGCATCCAATAATAAAAATAACCAAGCCGTTTTTATTTTATAAACTGCGGCGAAACTAAACATCAAATAATTCAATCCATGAACCAATCGATAATTTTCCCACCAAACATCCGATCCAAAGAATCCAACTTTTGGTGAATTCGTAATATAATGCTTAATAAATTGGATACCAATGATAAAGGTTATTAGTGAGAAAACAAGTAAATAATATCCGCGTAAATATTTAGCAAAATAAGCAAGTAATACTCTTGCTGGAAAACAAACAAACAAAAATAAAAAGGTAGTATCTTTCATGCTATTATCATTCTGCTATATTATAATTTTAGTAAAATTATAGTATAGTCCTATAGTATTAACGATAGAAGTATGGCTAAGTCAAACATTTTTAAAAAAATTAAAAAGAATATCGCAGTTCCTTTCAAAAAACTATCCAGTTCTTATATCTGTTTACTATTAATAGTATTCATTATAGCATTGTTTGTGATGGCAGTATTTTCAATACTTCTCACTAAGTATAGTATAGAAAATTATGAACCTAAAAGCAACATTAAAATGGAAGCCTCGTTGTGGATTAATCGAGTCAACGATAACTGGAAAACTCATAAATTAGTCACATCAGACTGGCCACGTTTTATGAATGAACACAAGAATTTTCCAAGTGTTCATTTTGCGCGATACGACAAATCATGGCTAAATTCATATGTTCAAAAAGAAAAGCATCCAGAATGGAAAGACATAGATTTTAATGATGAAAAAATTGTTCCGTCTCCCTTTGTTGTGTTTACAATCGTAGATACCACAAATGGCAATACCAATACTTCTTTAGTGCGAACAATTGCGCAGTATGCTGGTCCACCAGCATCGGATGGTGACGTACCTTATCAAACAATTGTTGATAAATTTAATGAGGCAATTTCTATGAATTATGATAAATTGTATGAAACAGATACTCCTGTACCGCCAACAACCGCAACAGGCGCAACAGGCGCAACAGGCACAGGCGCAACAGGCACAGGCGCAACTGGAACAGGCGCCACCGCAACAGGCACTCCAGCTGCCACCTCTATGGCGTCTAGTATGAACCTATCTTCATTTGGTAGTAAATAATGAATCAATGAATCAATGAATCAATGAATCAACTAATGCATATCCGCTTGTTATTTTTTTCTTAGTTAATTTTATATTTTTTTTATGAAGATCATGATGGCAATCCTCGCAAATGTTAATTAAGTTTGCCGCGTGATTAATCGCAAAAGTATTTTTATTAACAATAAAATCATTGATCGCGTCTTTTTTATATTCTAAATGATGAATTTCACTTGCCAATTTAAACTTACAGAGTTCACAAAGCCCGCCCTTTAATTTATCACTATTATAAGTTGACGTTTTTTGGTCTAAAATAGATTTATACATTGAATTATATTTGTTTCTTAAAAAATGGGCGCGAGCCAAAAAATCATCTGATAAATTAAGGGATTTACAAACTTCTAATCCATACATGCTATCTCCAGGGCCTTCTTTTAATATTCTATCATAGACTAACCTATTTGTTGTTTTATCATATAATACTGACATATGATACAATTTCATTTTGTGTAATGCTTTTACTTCTTCATAATTCACAATTTCATGAAAATGGGTAGCAAATAAAAATGTACTATTCTTTTTATGAAGGTCTTCCAGTCCAGTTACAAAAATACTTAACGCAGAATCGCTTTCCGTTCCAGAACATAATTCATCGCCTAATATTAAACTATTTTCATTTGAAAATTGTAAAATGGTTCGCAGCTCTATCATTTCAACCGCAAATGTAGACAATCCTTTAAAAATGTTATCATTGCCCAAGATTCTTGTAAAAATAGAAGTATAGGGATAATAATAAAAGTTAGTCGCAGGAACATACAATCCAGCTTGTGCCATTATAATTGCGATTCCTACGGATTTAATAAAGCTTGTTTTTCCAACCGCATTTGTTCCATATAATAAAATCCCAGTTGTGGTAGTTGATAAATCTAATTCATTTGCGACATAAATTTCTTTTGTATTAATATGTTCTATGAGTGGATGCCGCAATCCTTTAAACGCCACAAAGGATTTATTTTTTTCAATAATTTCAGGTTTATTATAATTAAATGTTTTGGCAATGTAACATTTACATTGTAAAAGATCCATCTGTGAAATAAAAGAAATAAGAGTATTCATATTATACTTCATAAAGTTATTTATAAACTCATTATAATAAGTTTCTAAGGTTTCAATCAGTTTGCCTTTCGTAGTGTTTATCTCCGATGAAATACTACGAATTTGTGAATTTGTAATGATCATCGTGGTTTGATTCCCAGAGGTTGATAGATAACTCATATCGCTTATTGTAAAGTCAAAAGTTTCCTCGCGATTTGAAAACTTTGAAAAATAATGTAGCACAATTTTCTCTGTTTTACTCGCCATTTCAGTCATTATTTTTTTTAAGATTTCTGTTCTTCTCTTAGTTGCTTGTAATGTTGAGTCTGATTTTGCCGTTTCATGGATCTTTACAAACTCAGTTGTTTTTACATTCTTTTCATACTTTTTGATCAACTCAGATAAATAATTTGTGATTGCGGCAAGTTGATGTTCACAATCTAAAGAGGATTTATATGCTTTTGCAATTTTACTATCTACATTTATGTTTAAATACATTAAATTTTCGATTAATAAATTATTTAATTTATCGCTTGATAAATCATCAATGTCTTTTGCGACCTCCATCACAAAGGTGGATTCAATACTATTACTAATTGTAATCGATAATGTATTTAATTCTTCAAATCGAATCGTATTATCATAAGACGTTTCAAAATAATGTATTAATTGTTTGTCATCTTTACAAAGATTGTAAAGACTACTTACAGATTTTAAGTTTTCATTTAACATACAAAACTCTTTAGGGCTAATTTTTTTCATAATTAATTTTCGTTTAATTTTTTCAATATCTTTAAAACTTTTTAAATACTTTCTGTACTCTTGCCAATCACACGTGAGCCCATGTTCTGTGATCGCATACGATTCATTTAATTTGCCAACATTTGTAATAGGATTTAGCAATGAATAATTAAATTCCCGCCTTCCCATGGGTGTTACACAATTGTTTAATAATTCGCAGACGCTAGCATATTTTGTTTTGTTATCACTGAGAATCGTTAATTGTTTCAAACTATGATTTGCCAAGATCAATCTGTCTCCATAGTTTTCAATACATGGTTCGCTGATTGTATTCACTAAATTAGGATTATGTTTATAGGTAAACTCTAATAAAAATATAAAGGATTGAAGCGAAATACCATAATGTTGAATGGACTGAAAAAAAGAATCCACATTCATTGTTTTATAAAATTTAGTTAAAATTTCTTTTTGGTAGACTTGTTTTTCACTATTTTGTAGTGGTATACTAAAAGGGCTTTCGCTATTCATAGCGATTTTATGAATTTTGCTGGATACAATTTGCGTGTAATTAATAATATCATCCACTTCATGGTTTGGTAAATTACTAATTATAATGCATTCATTTGGATTATAAATAGATATAAATCGCTCTAACTCATCATACGTTGCTGGACTATGATAATAGGGTTTGGAAAATTCAAAGATACACGTTTTTCCTGTAAAAATATCAATATTTGAAATTCCTACACTTATCCCTTGCGTTTTTGTGATTATATTATTTGAACGATACATCCAAATACACGTTATATTATTAGAAAGTTCACGACTATCGTTTGAAAAATAGGTACCTGGAGAGAAAATAACACTTAAATTACGGGTAGTATTTTTCTGGGCACTCTCTTGCGTATAGACGGGTATTGTATATCCATGTTCTTGCATTTTTTTAATGTATTTTTCTAATTGAGGCAATCCAAACCCCGACATAACTACCGAATCTCCGTTTACGCAAGTATTTTTTTTACTAATCGCCATATCGTTTATTTCGGCAAATTTAACAATATCACTTCCATAAATTGTATTGTCCTTAGCCATTACACCATAAACCTCAAAAAACGAGCCAACTTGCATCAATACCAATGTTTTCTCTCCATATTCATCTTTGTATTTTTTAGTTAACTCTAAATATTCTTCGACAATCGTCATACTCGTATTATATATACTAGCAGTATCATTTTAAATCTATTTAAAATGATAATTAAAAAGAGTTAAAAGAGTTAAAACATTTTATTCATTTACTTTCTAGATTTTCTTCTATGGGGTTTAATGCGAACATATCTCTTACAGCGAAGTGTCTTCCGTCTACAATATTTGGGACACACACGCTTTGTGCGACGCACTGCTTTTACCGCGCTTTTTGCTGCTTTCACTGCCTCAGAGGCTGCTTTCACCGCTTTTACCATTTCTTTCATGCCTCCGTTACGGCTTGCACGACCGCCACGACGACGACCGCCACCGACTAATGCTTCTTGTCCGCCCCACTCTCCACCAAATGCATCTACACCTCCATTTGTAATCATTTATATAGTATATAAATATAAAAAATATAAAAAATATAAAAAATATAAAAAATATAAAAAATATAAAAAATATAAAAAATATAAAAAATATAAAAAAAATATAAAAATAGAGATCCGATTAGTTATTTAAAAAATTTTCAATTAAATTCTCTTTATTATTATTTTTTATAATTCCACAAAGAAAACTTTGTTCATACAATTTTTTAATAACATCTGGCGGACATTTACTTCCTGATTTAAGTAAATTATGTTGTTTTAAATATTTTTTCATATCGGTTATTTTAGTTTCTTTTATACGAGCAATATCTTCAACTATATTTTTTCTTGTATAGGCATTTTTAATTAAAACACTCACTTTTTTATCTTTTTTTCCTAAAGTATATTTTAATGTTCTTGCGACTGAACCATGTTTATTATGGTTCTCTGGAATGGGGAGTGTGTCAATTTGAGTATTGCTAGTTTGAACGAAGGAAGTCGTAAATGGCAATGGAGACAAACTTTCTGATGGCAGTATTGTGACAGACTCACTTGGTTCTTCCTTTAACTCAGTTATAATTTCAATTGGATCCTCCGTTGTTTTTTTTATGGTTTTATTTTTTAATTCTCTAAATGTTGGTAAACTACCATTTTTTAAACATCCATAAGATGGTGTGCTAGGTACAACAGAACTTCCAATTGTAGAACTTCCAATTGTAGAACTTCCAATTGTAGAACTTCCAATTGTAGAACTTGATTTTTCTAAAGGATAATCATTTTTTTTTGTTAACGTGTGTTGTTTTTTTTTAGATAATGATTTTAAAAAATCAATGGATTGAGTAAAATCGTCAGCGTCTTTATCGTTTACAATTTTATTGATGCCACTTTTACCGCTTTTAGTTTCATCTATTTTAATTGGTAATTTATGTATATTTGTTGTTGGGATTGCTGGGATTGCTGGGATTGCTGTGATTGCATTTGAACTTGTCGCATTTGAACTTGTCGCATTTGAACTTGTCGCATTTGAACTTGTCGCATTTGAGCTTGTTGCAATTGCGGAGCTTGTTGCAGGACTATAGCTTTCTTTTAATTTGTTTCTATGTGATTTTATTCTGGCTAAAAGTTCTTTTTTAAGAAGAGTTGGTTTAATACCACTTGCATTTTGTGCCTTCATTGTTTTTTTACGATTAGAGGGTGTAAGTAAGTGTGGAGTAAAACTAATCGGTTTAATTGTTGAATTTGTGGACATTTACATTATAGAATGATTAATATAATGTAAATTAGAACTAATTAATTTAAAACCTTTCTTTAAATTACGTCTGCCGTCCATAATTTTTTTGGTTCACAATTATTCGTTAATTTATTTCTATAAGTACCTTTACGGCATCGTTGTAAAGCACCTTTTGTATATTTTCGCTTTGGTCGTTGTAAAATCTGTGAGATTGGTTCGCAAAGTTTAGTTTTTCTATTTTTACGACTGCCTTCAGGACATTTTTTTTTCTTTTCTAAAAATTTTAAAAAACTAGATGGTTCATTGTCATTCTTCTTAGCGCTAAATGTTTTAAAATAATTTGAAGGCGGCGGAAGAGGTTGAGCCGCTAAAACGCGAGTTGGTTTACTACGCTTAACACTAAAGGTTTTAAAATAATTTTGTGGCGGCGGAAGACGTTGAGGCGCAAAAACGCCTCTTGGTTTTGTTTGTTTACTACGCTTAGAACTAAAGGTTTTAAAATAATTTGATGGCTGTGAAAACGCTTGCGTCGCAAGAACCGGACTTAGTTTATTTTGTTTACTACGCTTATCACTAAAGGTTCTAAAATAATTTTGTGGCAGCGGAAGACGTTGAGGCGCAAAATCGCCATTAGCGATTGATTTATAATCCATATATATATACTATAAATACTATAAATATTATAAATATTATAAATATTAATATTATTAAATAAATTAAAGTTATGGCATTATAGTATTTATATGTGCTCTATTGAAACATTAAAAAAAATTAAAGATACTATTGAAAAATTTAATAAACAACAACAATTAGACGTTTTAAAGTTATTTACAATGAATAAGGTAAAAGTGAGTGAAAATTCAAATGGTTGTTTTATAAATTTAACAGAATTAGAAGAATCCGAGCTCCTACAAATTCAAGAATACATTCTTTTTGTAAACGCACAAGACGCTAAATTAACGAATATTGAAACTACAAAACGAAATATTGAACTGGAATTTTTTAATAAAAAAAATAAACCAAAGGAATCAAAGGAATCAAAGGAATCAAAGGAATCAAAGGAATCAAAGGAATCAAAGGAATCAAAGGAATCTTAATTCTCAATGGTTGTACTATATAAATAATCTTTTGGACTTGTAATCCCCCATTTATTTGTTATACTATATTGGTTTTGACGAACCGCAGAGTTGCCTTTTCGCCGTGTATTAATTCGAGAAGAAATGGCACCTTGTGTTTGAAATGCTACATTTGAAGGTGAATGGTGTATGGGAACATTTTTACAATTTGTAGGATCATAATTTAGATAAAAACTAGCATTTGTGGATGGATTTACACTTGTTCGTTGCTCATGTAATTTAGCTCTTGCTTGTAAATAAGATTTATTGCTATTAAATTGATAACGTGAATTAGAAGTATAAGAACCAGGGCGTGATTTAAATAGCGCGGTTTTAATAGAACAATTCATTAGTTTACCATAATTAATGAGATCTAATTGTTGACAACTTTTTAAAATCTCTTTAGTCGTATTAATATAAATTGGTAAACAACTTATTTCTTTGTTAATTAATTTACCAGTTATAAAATACCCATTTGGGGAATCAAATATTCCTCCTTGACTACGTCGACCTCGCGAGGTTGAATGATTTAATTCTTGCTTCTCTTGGTCAAAGATGTCTTGACGATCATTAAATTGTCGTGGGAATAATTGTTTGCGCCAATGTTTTAATGGCCGCGACAACGCACTTCGAGTGTTTGGATGTATTCTTGATAATTTCCAGCCCGGACCTGAATACATATTTTTTTGAACAATGCCGGGTTCATCATTACAAGCAATTTTACCATTTTTATTGATTTTAACATCAGGATTATAATACTCCAAATAATCGTCATTATTAATGGTATTGGAACTAAGTAAGGTTAATTGATTCTCGTTTTGTTTAATTGTTTTAATATTGTCATTGTAATTGTCATTTGGTAATAAGGCTTGTAAAGGTCTATTTTTTACATGCCACACTCTTGGTTGTAATAGCGGTCGTGAATTGGAAGGTATTAACGCAATTTTAACGAGTGAAACATCAGTTTTCCATTTAACCACATTACATAAATTACAATTGTTAGACGTCATAGTATTATATAATAATTTATATAATAATTTATATAAATTATTATATAAATTATATAAATTATATAAATTATTTTTTTATTTCTTTTTAAATAATTTCAATTAAAATATAGTGAATGTATAGGAATGGCAAGTATAGGAGTTGTTAAAGATTTTCAACATGTTAACTGGATAAAAACACCAGAAGAATTAGGTATGTCCTCCCGTGGAGACATTGGTACATTAACGAATGACATTGCTGGGTTAATTAATTACATTCAAATACTTGTAGAAGGAGGAGGGCGAGCACAAAAAACATCACAACCATTAGGCAATCGATATTTTTTTAAAACTGGCGCAAAATGTAAAGATGTTCAAACCGATGCTGAAAAAGACCGCTATTTATACATTGATAATGTGGCAGCAGGAGAATTTCACGGAATGATACCTGCCTTGATACATAGTGTTGGTAAAATAAACCCAACCAAACTTTTAGAAATCTTTAAAAGCGATCCAGATGTTGCGTGTGCTGCTGTAACGTTAGACACGCTTGATGAAAATTTAAATCGGTCACGCGAAACGCAATTTGTAAATAAAACGGATATAAAAGGTATTAATCCTTGTTTATGGGTAAACAAAATAAATCCTGTGAGTGGCGTACGAGGCAGCACATGCAGCAATATGCCAAAAAATGGAACGTGTGATGGATGTACTATCGAAGGGTATTCTAATCTTTCGGATACAATAACAGGAGGAAATGGATTCAAACAAATGAATAAATACGACAACTATATATATATCATGTTAATGATCACCTTTTTTTTATTAATTTGTTTAAAAATTAAAAAAAAATAAACGTTAGGACAAATTAGCGTCTAACACGGGAGATCGCACTTTGTGATGCATTTGAATTATCACCGCCTAAGGCAACATCATTATAATTTTTAGTTCCCGCACTTAGTTTTTTATATTTTACATAATCAGACCCATCATATACAAATTTATTGTTACCAGTCCACAAAGAACCTTGAATTACGGGTGCTTGTGAATAGTTTATCATTGGTGTACGTCCACTCATTCTTTTTGCGGTGGCATTTGAGGATAGTTTATTTGTAGAGACTTGATTACTGATTGTTTTATATAAAGGATCCCAGCCTTCTAATTGGGATGGGTCAATGTTTGGCGAATTATAAGTTAGCGCTGGATCGCCAGCATTCATAAATGCCCTAAACGGGGTTAATCCTCCAAGTGAACCAACATTTGTCCCTCCTATAATTACATTTTCATTTTTAAAATTTGGAGAAGAAAAACTTGTTTCGCTATTCATATAACTACGATTATTTCCTAATCTTACTTGTTTTCTAGATAAGGCGAGTTCATTGTCGCCATCTTTAAATCGTTGTCTTAAGGTACAACCTGTGCTATTACAATTTGGACCACATGGTTTTGTTCCTAAATATTGACTCGTTGGATATTTAAAACTAGTTAACGTAAATAATGCCATATATAAATAATAAATATTATTTATTATTTATTATTTATATATTATTTATATATTTAAAAAAAATTAATTTTACAATTGTATAATTGTAAAATTCTACAAAGTAAACTAAGCTTCTGTTAAAATTCTTGGAGCAATATTCATAGTTATTAATTCTTGAAAAAGTAGTTTACACGCATAAGGCAAGTGAATATGATTAAAATCGGTAGTATTATTACAAATTCTACACTTGTGAATATGTTCTTTACTATTAAAGGCAGCAATCATACCACATTTCTTGCAGACTTGTGTAATAAATAAATCAGAAACATACAACAATCTTTCTTTATTAAATTGTGACGCTCCATGCGCAACCATAGCGTCTTTTTCCATTTCTCCATATCTAAGGCCACCATCCCGCGAACGGCCTTCTGCGGGTTGTCGTGTTAAGTTCACCATTGGACCAATACTACGGCTATGTTGTTTATCATTTACCATGTGTTTTAATCGTTGATAGAATGCTGGACCAATAAAGATATTACTTCTAATTTGTTCACCGCTTTGTCCGTCATATAATAGTTCATTTCCTTTGGATTCATAGCCAATTTTTTGTAATTCTTTACAAATGGTTTTGATATTAAATTCGCCAAAACTGGTTCCGTCGCCAAACAATCCTAATTCTAAAAGCACTTTTCCTAAAAGTGTTTCTTTTAATTGTCCAATTGTCATACGACTAGGAATCGCATGAGGATTAATAATAATGTCCGGACGAATCCCATCTTGCGTAAACGGCATATTGGATTCTGGAATAATATTTCCAATTGTTCCTTTTTGTCCATGTCTTGATGAAAACTTATCTCCAATTACGGGTTGACGTAATGTTCTTACTCTAACTTTTGCAAAATTATATCCTTCTCCATTCCGCTCAATATAATTTTTATCAATATAGGTTTCTTCATTCGTTCTATAGATTCTACTTTGATCTTCATATTTAATAACCTTTGTATGATTGTTTCTATTTTCTTTAATTGGTAAAACTTTTGAAATAATTATATCTCTATCATCAACCTTACTATTTTCAGGCATCACACCATTTTCATTGACTTTATCATAATTTCCAAATTTCATGGATTTTGTTTTTGTTGCGTCAGGTTTACATCTAATTTCTTGGTCTCCGTGAACTTTTTTATCTTCATCTTTTTCTGTATGATAAATGGTGGCTTGGAACAAGCCTCGTTCAATTGCGGCTTTATTAAATAATATACTATCTTCTTGATTATATCCCGTATAAGTCATAATTGCTACAATTACCTGTGCCCCTGATGGAATTTTATTTAAATTAATTAAATTCATGATTCGTGTATCCACTAAGGGTCGCATACCATACGTATGGACATACGCGGTTTTATCCATCCTATTATTAAAATTTGTCACATATACACCCATGGCTTGTTTGCCCATAGCACATTGATAGGTCAATCTTGGTGCTTGATTATGCTCTGAAAATGGAATGCAAGACGCTAAAATACCAAATAATGTACTTGGATGAATTTCAACATGGGAATAGTTATAAATCGCAGTATTCGTTGTACTTTGTTTTAAATCGCTATATTTCATAGCAATCAGACTGCTATTTTGTTCTCTTGGGTCAATATACTCTATGATCGAGTGTTCGATTTTACAATCTGTGAGTATATCATTCCAATCTAATTCTTTGAGCCTTAGTTTTTTAATAATTTCGTTTGTTAAAAACGTTTTATTGTCTTTCACTTTTAGAACGGGTCGAACTAATCTTCCAGCATCATTACATATTAAAATTTCTTTTGTTTTATAATTAAATACAATGCTCGTATAAATATTAATCAACCCTTTGTATTTTTTTAATTTTAATGAATTATATAAGGCAATTGGATCTTTTGTAATGCCAACCCATGCTCCATTTACAAACACTTTAACATCATTCATCATTGATTCTGAAAATCCATCAATTGAATTGATGACATAGTCTCGAATCGGTTCACTATCCGATTGAATCGTAATTGTTGCTAAATAACTTAAATTTTTAACTACACCAATAGAACCGCCCTCTGGAGTTTCGGCTGGACATAAATACCCCCAACTTGTATTATGTAATTTACGAGGTGGAATAAGTTTACAACTCTTATCAATCGGAGTATTTACACGACGTAAGTGACTTAAACTAGCAATATAAGTTAATCGATTTAATACTTGTGCGACTCCTACTTTATTGCTATTAAATTGCTTAATTCCAAAATCGCCCGTGGCAAGTGCCCGTTTAAATCCATTTTCTATGGTGGTTGATTTAATAATTTTATAAATATTTGTTAACGTAATAATGCTTTCATATTCTTCTCTGGATTTCCATGAACCATTATTAATTTCTTTGACAATTTGTTTTTGCATATCTTTCACCAATTTATTAAAATAATTTCTAAATAAGTTATTTAATAATGTACCAGTTAAATCAATTCGTTTATTTACATAGGAATCGCGATCATCACATTGAATTTCTTTATTAGAACATTTCAGTAATTTTAATATCATATATCCCAAAAAGTAGATCTTTTGTTCTTTTGTATGACAATGTGGAAAGATATCATTATTAATTACTTCTATCGCAAATTGTCGTTTTTTTACTTGTCCTGTTTCTTTATCCATATTTAATGGTGTAAAGATAACTTGTGTTGTTACATATTTTAATGCGTCTTCTTCGCTAGTATACACACTTCCTTCCACAATGGATGCAGTTAATTGATCCAAGTATTTTTTATTGGATGGGGTTTCAATATCTAATACGATTTTTTTACAAATGTCTTTGTCTGTAATAACTCCTAAGGATTTAAATAATGCGACGATTGGAATTGGTTGTTTTAGTCTTGGAATTTGTATATAAATACTATATCCATATCCTGTGTTTTTTTGACTAATCATAATTGAAATTTGTTTTGGAGAAATAGATTTCCAATCAGGTACCGATTTTATTTCAGCAATATAACTCCATTTACTATTGTTTTTACTAATATCAAAACAATAGATAATATTTTCTGCGGCTCGTTCTTGCCCTAAACACGTTTTTTCAGAACCATTAATAATAAAATACCCTCCAGGATCCATTTTACATTCTCCAGTGATTTCAGACGGAATATGTTTATAATGAGTTAAGACACAGACATTTGATTTTAACATGATTGGAATCTTTCCAATATGAATATTTGGCAATGATTTATAAAACGTAGTTACCTCATTTAAATTGTCGCCACTTCGAATTGTATATTTAATATTCAACGTTACTGTCATATTTGAAGCATATGTAAAATTTCTTAGTCTTGCTTCTTGAGGAAACATTAATTTTGTAGACCCATTGTTTTCATGAATTTGTGGACGATTTATTCCAAAATTTTCAATTGTAATACTAATTTGAAGCTTATATTTATTACTTACTTTGTCATAATCATGATCGGAATGAATAAGAATAGGATTAAACATATTAATCGTATTCTCAATCTGACGCTCAATAAAATCATTATATGACTCTAATTGATGTCTAACCAATTGACGTAAATGTTCTTTAGAAAAATAAGAATTGATTAATGACCACGGAAAATCATTTTCTAATTCTTTTTCTGGTTCGCTCATTTTGCCTACAATGTTTGTTAGTATTCTATTTCAATTTATATTTAAATTTAAATATAAATTATAAATTATACGTTAACAAAAATTTAAAAAACTAAAAAACAAAAAAAAATATTCATATACTATATATATATATGTTTACAGATAAAAAAAAAAAAGAACCATTAGCAGAACCATCAGCAGAACAATTAGGAGAACAATTAGCAAAACAATCAATCAAACGAGCATTATTAGAATTAGAACCATTAGCAGAACCATCAGCAGAACAATTAGGAGAACAATTAGCAAAACAATCAATCAAACGAGCATTATTAGAATTAGAAACAATAGTAAAATTGCCTATATCTAGTGCAATTTCCTCTGATTTTTTATTAAATTATGTTAAGATTGAAGATGTAAATTTTTCACAAGATAGCGTAACATTGAGTAAGTATACTAAATACAAAACTTTAAATAAAGCTCGATGCAATATTCCGTTAATTAAATTAGTTTATCATAACAAAAATATTTATATTATAGGATTTTTTGGCATAGAAAAAGATGACTCGGAAAAACCAAAATCAGATACAGAAAGTTTTCCACCACAATTTCCATTAATTGAAGTTGTTGATTATGGTACTATGGATCCATATGTTACCATAAATAATAGAAGATTGGTACATATATACAGATTTTTATATTCAATAGCAACCATGGAAGAAGAGACCAAAACTAGTCAACAAATTTCAAAAGATCTAGAACTTTATAATATACATGATATTTTAGAGTACTTAAAAAGTAGGTTTTTAGAACATAACATAATTGTTGACAATATATACATACCAGTTATAATTCATAAACACATCGAATCATATAGATTTAATCTTGATGAAACATATGAGAAATTTATAGAGAATAGGCTCAAGAGGCAACAATCCTTCTGTAAGATGCAAATTGTACAAAACAAAACAACAAAAGAGTTTGATCTTTGTAAAAATTTTGATGAAGAATTTAAATATGGTGTTCCAGTGATTCCAAAGATTGGTTATGAAGGAAAAAACTATAGAAACTCTATGTATGATAAACGTCAGATACCAACTCTTGGTAAAAAAAGGAAGTTATTAGTTCCTAAAATTACATATGATACGACGAAGCTTACAAGCTCAAATAGAACTTATAACTATATGTTATTTGATTTGTTTAATATTACAGATAATCAAGAACGTTGCATAATGGCACCTAAAACGAGTGACGATATTAAATTAAAATTTCAAACAATTTGTAAATGTTATACCGAAGAGGTACGTCAGCTAAGTAGTAAGTCAGCAGCAAAAAAGAAAGCAAAAATAGAGGCACGACAGAGAACCAAGAAAGATAAGGCTGCTGTAAAAAAAACGGAAGCAGAGGAGGAAGAATATTATGATGCACAGGAACACGCAGAAGATGAAGAAGAGGAAGAAGATGAAGAAGATGAAGAGTATTTTGACGCACAGGATAAACGCTATTTATCACAAGATTTATCACAAGATACACCGAGTAGACGTTTATCCGATCCGAACCCTATCAACCTATTACCGCTGCTCGCTAAAGGCAGAGTGAAGCGTACAAAAAAACGAAAGCAATGTCGCAAAGGCACAAGAAGAAACAAAAGAACAAGAAGGTGTAAAAAACATAAAATGAAGCGAACGTTAAAACGATAATGCTATAATTATTTATTCAAATCAGAGTTAACCACATTAACACCATCATTATCATCAACATCTTCTGCAGTTTCAGTACTATCATCACCATTATTGCTACTAAGAACATCATCTTCATCATCCGATTTATCAATTGATTCATCAATTGATTTATTATCAACTTCACCAATTTCTTCATCATCATTTTTATCAACCACATCATCGTCGTCTGCGTCTGCGTCAACTTCGTCTGCGTCTGCGTCTGCGTCTGCGTCTGCGTCTGCGTCTGCGTCTGCGTCTGCGTCTGCGTCGACATCAACTTCGTCTTCCTCGTCTTCCTCGTCTTCTTCCTCTGCTTCCAAATCAATTTTTTGAGCGCCATCATATTGTTCAACCTCAATCTCAGGATTTTCTAATACATTTCCAACATTGAGTGTAGACAATTTTGACATTCTTGACGATTTAATAATTTCTCCTATTACAGAAATTTTTGAATCATGTAATTCAAACCTTGAACCAATTACTCTGATTACAATTTTTTGGTCTATTTTAACATTTGAAAATAATTTATTTAAATAATTATGGTCTCGTGCTACAAAAATAATTAACGGATTATCGTCTTCTTCCACTTCGGCGCGAATACCTGCTTTTGTAATATTTTTAGCAACACAATTAATAAATTGTCCTTCGCTTGGATTACAAACTAAACATTCAAAGACTACTTGAAATTTAATATTTTGATTTTCTTGAATCCCATTTGAATGCGATAAAATTACAATGCTATTCGGTTTAATATATCCTTCCACAATACATTTATTTGAAATTTCATTTTCAATAATTTGTTGCATTGTATTCTTTAAGTTGTTTGTGATATGTTTCATAGGAATACTAATTTTTTTTGTAATTATAGTTTTACTATATAAACTATTGTGTTTTCGATATCGTTTTGACATAACAATCTAGTATATAAATATACAGGTATAATATATTTAATTCAATTTTAATATTATTAGTTAGTATTACTTATTTTTCCATGTATAAAAAATCTTCGATTGGGGTTAAAAACCATTGTTTACCATTGGTTTTATTGTTATTATTGAGTCTTAATAAAAATTCTTCTAAAATACAGATCTCTTCTTTCTTATAGTGTTTATCATGAATTCTCATTTCCTCTAAATTGGACGCATCTAAATGTGTTAATAAGGCATTTAAATCTTCTACAATTTTTTTATTTCTTTGAAGGCATGCGGCTCCTCCGTCTCCGGGTCGTCCTTTATACTTGTAAAAGAGTTGCTCTGATTCTTTATTTTTATTAATCAATCCCATAAATCCATATGGAATGTTTGTATTCATTTTAATATACTTTTTTCTCTCGTCAATCTTTTTTTGTAAATCATTTTTATCTTCTCCTAATGCTGGTTTCCAACTATATTTATTTTTGGTTTTATAGTTCACAACTAATTCATAATTAATTTTTTTAATTTCTTTATTAAATTTTGGTAGTAATAGACCAGTGATGCCGTTATACTTTATTTCATTCGTTTTAAAATACTCTACTAGTTTTTGCTCAAACAATGTTAATGTCTGTTCTTCTTTTTCATATAAATAATTTAATATAGACATTAAATCATAGTATAATAACTCTTCTAACATATGAACAATTAATAGATCATATATCTCCGTTTCAATGTCTTGCCTTTCTTTTAAAAATACTTTTGTAATATCATTTATTACGACAGACGCCAAAGCATACCAATCTTTTGATTTTTTATTTAATGTTTTAGTTTCAATATTTGTTTTGACTAATTCATAATACTCTTCTAATTTACGAACCAGTGGATGAGCGCTCACTGCCACTAATGGTTTACTTGGAACTTGTTCCTCAAGTTTATCCAATTCATCCTCTACTTCTTCTTGTTCTTCTACTTCTTCTTGTGCCTCAACTTCTTCTTGTTCTTCCTCTACGTCTTCTGTTTGCGAATATCGAGGGCTTTTTGGGGAACCTAACTCGCTCAAGCCGCTTATTTGTAGTTTATTATGTTTAAAAGGGATTGGAACGCTTCGTTCATATAATGAAATATTAACCTCTTTTAGTTCCATCGGCTGGAAAAAATAATAGTCACCAAGGTTGATGAGACGTCCTTTTCTATTATATTTATCACTAATCAATTCATTTTCATTGTCAATAAGTTGTTCTAATGCTTTGAATATTTGTAATACTGGATATTGTTTTTTATAATTGACTTGACTTAAAAGTTCATTTGTTTTATAAAAATATTTATCTTTCATTAATTCTTTAATTCTAGCAATTATTTTTTCATTGTTTGTTGTAAAAAAACTATCAGAATACGTCAATGTATTAGTTTCTTTTATAGCATTGTCTGGATAACATTTATATAAACAAGAATCTAAAAAATCGCAATTTGTAGTAAATGGTTTGTCGCCTACATTAAAACTAATTGTGGCACCCGTTGAAAGCGTTTGTGGGATTGTTAACTTCATTTTTTCAGCACTAAAATTTTGTTGCTCACTATGTAATAAACAATCTACCGAAACTTCTTTTAATATCCGAGTAACTTTACCAATTTTAATTGCTTTCTCTTCTGCTGTTCTGTACAAATACATATCATACGCTTCTCTTGTAGCATCCATCAACTTTGAACCATATAAATAAAGTTGAACATTTCTATATTGTAAGTCCAAGTCTTGGTGACTACAATTACGTACAGCTCGCCCAATGATTTGTTCTATCGCGCTTAAATTCCACCACGGCTCTAAAATATGGACTTGTCTAATAAATTTTAAATCAATGCCTTCGGCGCCGGCTTCCGAGATTATGATTACTTTTATTTTATCGCCATTTATGTTTTCTTTACGAGTGACATCAATTACGTCTTGTGCGGTATTTGGTGATAAATTTACATTTCCTGTGATCATAATATATTTGGAGGAAACACCTGTATTACGATTTAATGAAAAGGAAGCAACTGGCGGCGTTTCAAACAAGGAAGCTTCATTGCCGTATCTTGTAAACCCCATTTCTTCAAGTGCTAATGCCATTGGTATAACGCCACCAGCAATGTATTTTGAATAAATTAATACAATTCCAGTGGAATTTTTAATAGCATCACAGATTGCTTTTATTTTGGCACTATACGTTCCAATTACTTCTGGAGAGAAAATGCGGCCAAATTCGGAAAGCACATTTTTTTTATAGTTAAATTTGTTTAAATTTTTCTTATCATAGTCCATTACATTTTCTAACCCAGAAACCCCCGCAATAATTGTTGTAGTTCCAATTTGTTTAATGCCATTTTGTAATATGTCTCTGTTTGGATAGACGATGTTTAATGGATACAATAATTGTAAATTAAGTCCTAAACTCTGGGTTGGGGTTGGGGTTGGGGCTTTGACGTTTCTTCTCTCCTCTTCATCGTTTTCATCGTTTTCATTGTTTTCATCGTTTTCATCGTTTTCATCGTTTTCATCATTTTCATTATTTTCATAGTTCTCTCCGTCCGCATCTGGCAAAGCATCTGGCAAAGCATCGTTATCAGTGTCTATTTTTTTTTGTCTGCTTAAAATATTATTAAGAGTGATTGTATATACATCATTTTGATATTTTCCTAACTCAACCAAATAAAGGGAGAGGTAATTAATAGTAGTGTGACTTGTATTGCTGATATAATTGTTATTATAATCTATAATTGGATAAGTATATTGTCCTTGAAAAGAAGAAGGTTCATTTGATTGCCATATTCTTTCTTTGTTGCTATCATAATTTGTTTTTTCTGGGGCAAAATCGTATGGCCATATTTTAAATGGAAAGGAATAAGGATTATCGCCTCTTACAAAGGAAATATAGCCAGTCGCCTTTCTTCTTAAAAGTTCTTCGCCTCCTTCAACAAAATTGCCTTGTTTATCAAATATATCCGACTTGTTTATTTTATCTCTACGATCATTTTTATTCATAATATTTAAAATCCAAATGATTTCTTCATGATTATTATATAAAGGCGTAGCCGATAAAAATAATAAACGAAGTTCGCTTACGTTGTTAAAAAGCAATTGAAAATTGCGTAGAATTTTTGTATTCTCTTTTACTATTTTTTTTTTCTTATCATAGATTATTTTAGAGGTATCATTTGTATTTTTAATATTATGAAATTCATCAATTATAAGTAATGTATTTTTATATTCTTTTTCTAATTTTTTTTTAATGATTGCGTCTTTAGTTTTACTTTCGGAGGAGAGAATGGTTATTTTTTCTATATCGTTGGCAAACTTCAAATATCCAAAAAAAGAATAATATTTATCAATTAAAGTATTCATTAATTTGATAATTTTTTCTTTTGTCAATCCTTGTAGATTTAATGGGTTAATTTCTTTTAATAATTTATTTCCAATACAATTTTTAATTGTCCATGTCCCATTACTTTGCACTAATTTTCGTTCATCAAACAATTGAAGTCTAAAATTTTCCAAAACATTTGGATTTGCAACAATAATAATTTTTTTTTTAACATCTAAATGTTTAATGTAATCTCTCATCTCTTCTGCGACACCAATTGCCGAGCAAGTTTTACCACTTCCTAATCCATGATATAACAATAAACTATTATACGGGGTATGATAGGATAAAAAATTTTTTACAAACTGCTGATGCGGTGCTAATTCAAAATCGCCTAGACATAATCGTTTTGATTCTTCATTTATATCGACAAAGGCTCCTTTATATTTTGTGTCACTAAATTCTTGCTTTTCAGCAATTTTTCTATTAAAAGCCTTATCGTTTATATTTGGGTACAAATGTTTATACTCGTCATTGCTGTCTTCCCATAGTTGATGTTCTTCTTCTTCTAAATTTTTAGAGGAACTCATATTATATATAGAATAGGTATTTATTTATAATATTTATAAATAGTATCCTTATTTATAAATAGTATTAAAAAGCAACTTAAAGAATAATATAATTTGTTATGATCGTAGCCACTCGTTTTAATATGTCTATTTTTTCTTCGTTATAAGGTCTTATTTGTTCCAGACATTCATTATATGTTTTCCATTCTATTTTACTAACTTCTGATTTTTGATAATTTTTTAAATTTACATTATCATCCATGTAAGCAAGGTAATATTTATGTTTATAAGATTTATAATTTGAACCAGTAAATAACTCTTCTACTGGTAATAAATTGTAAATGAGTTTCAAGTCCTCCTTTGAACAACCAGTTTCTTCCTCAAATTCTCGAACCGCACAGGATAAATCTTTCTCTTGTATATTTCGTCGTCCTTTTGGAAATCCCCATTCTGGCTCATTCCAACTCGTGTGCGATTCTTTTATTAAAGACGCTAAATTAAATTCGCCAGTTTTTAATTTAATGCCTAAGGTTAACATGGCAAATTTTTCTTTTGAGCTTGTATATTCACTTTTATATTGAATGCTTATGTAATTACCCCATAAGTCATGCCACAATTCATCAAACTCTTTTTCTAATATGTTTTTTTTTTCTGTATTTGTCATTTCATTTATAATATTTAATATATATCGTTTATTGAACAAATGATATTTACCTCTAATAAAATCTACATAGCCTAAACTATCTTTCCTACAAATCATTAAAAATTTTAATTCAGATTTGTTTGTATTATTTGTATTGTTTGTATTGTTATATACAATAATTCCACTACTTGTAATGGGATTTTTACACTGATGAAATAAGTGTCCATGTTTTCCACAATTATTACAAAATGTATATTCGGTCATTAATTCTATGGTATAGTATGTATTATAAGTTATATATAAATTCTTTTTATATATCTTTATTTTATGTCATTCAATCAAACATGTTTAAATCCTAAGGTATGGGGGCCGCATTATTGGTTTGTGTTACATACAATTGCGTTAACCTATCCAATCAAACCCAATGAAACAATTAAAAAAAAATATTATGATTTTATACAAAACTTGCCATTATTTATACCAATCGAGAATATGGGGAATTTTTTAAGTAAGTTATTGGATACTTATCCAGTGACTCCCTATTTAGATTCAAGAGAAGAATTTATAAAATGGATGTATTTTATTCATAACAGAGTGAATAAAGAATTAGAGTATAAGCAAATTACTTTGTCTGAAAGTTTAGAAGAATATTATAAACATTATACTCGTCATGATGAATATAATAAAATGAATAAATCAAATAGTATTATTATCAAAAAAGATCATATTTCTTTGTTAGTAATTTTGGGATTACTTTTTTTATCTATTTATTATTATAAAAAAACTTAATATATATATATAGTATAAGTTACTAGTGATGCATGAAACTAAAAAAAAAAAACGTAACTTTAAACAAGGTAAGTCTACACAAGGTAAGTCTACACAAGGTAAGTCTAAACACAATAAATCTAAAAAAGGGGGTCAATTAATTGATGCGGGAGGGTATGGTTGCGTATTTTATCCAGCATTAAAATGTAAAAATAAACAAACAAGAACACGTGGTATTTCTAAATTATCTCTAAAAGAAGAAAGTAGGAGTGAGTGGGACATTTATAATAAGATGCGTAAATTATTAAGCGTTATTCCAAATTATAAACAATATTTTTTATTAGAGGATATTTCAATATGTGAACCAGATACGTTAGTTGGTGATGATTTAACAAACTTAGAAAAATGTCGCACAATTGAACCATATAATGCTTCTACAATTAATGAACATTTAAATGAGTTTATGATTATTAATATGCCTTATGGAGGAAATAATTTACATATTGTAATACGTAATGACTTAATTTCATTTAAAGATTTAACGATTCTCTTAAAAAAATTAGTATTGAATGCGATTCATCCAATGAATCAATTAAATATTTATCATTTTGACATTAAGGCGTCTAATATTTTATATAAAAATAATAACTTAAAACTTATTGATTTTGGATTGCTTGATTTTAAAAACGCGGAACACTCTGTACCTAAAAACCTATCTTTGGGAGCGATTAATTTTAACTCGCCGTTTAGTATTATTCTGTTTAATTCGGAGGTGTTAATGAGAGTAAATTGGAATTTACAACAATATAGTAGTAGTAGTAGTAGTAAAAAACGTCCAAGCTTGTCAAGTATTTTAAAATTTTTTAAACCAATTTATGAAGAGTTTATAAAACTCTTCGGACTTGAAAAGACAGAACTTTATGTTATACGGATCATTAGTCAGATTTATAGTATTAAAGGAAAAAAATCCACAAATTTCAAACTTGTTGTAACGGAGTTAATTTGTAGATATTGTTCCTATGCTATTTTTAACTATATTGATTTTGAAAACAATGTGTTTGATAAAGTAAAGTATTTTGATACCATTTATTCTAAAAATGTAGATATCTATGGCATTATATCTTGTTATACTGATTATCTTGATAGTTCACAATCCCATTATTCGAATACTTTTAAATCGCACATCGCAGATCTATTACTGATGTATTGTTATAATTATACTTATGCTACAAAAGTTATACCAATTGATTTAATTTTTGATAAATTAACTAAAATTTCAACGTAAAAAAGAATTACATAAATTATATATAATTATACATAATTATACATAATTATACATAAATTAATTGTATAGTATAATTTTATATATGAAATTGGAACTTATAATCATTGGGATTACAGGGTTTTTTATAATAAATCTATATCATGACGGAAAGTATTTAACAATGCTTAAACAATGGAAAAAATATTATCAAATGGCATTTTATGGATTTATCGGATTGTCGCTTATATTATTTATAAAAAAATATCCAGCACATACCAAAGACTTATGTCTTCAAGCCAATAATTTTGTTAAATTTACACCAATTGATAAAGACAGCAAAGATATGCTTTCTCCTATATTAAAATTTGCCACATTCAATTACAACACATTGAACTCTTCAAATCCCCAAGAAAATTCACAAATTAAACGAATGATGGGAAGCGGATCAAACGCAAATTCGAATGTAAAAAGAAGTGTGAGTGAAACCAAAAAAAAATATATAGCGGCACAACAAAATTGGAAATGTGGAAAATGTGGATGTCAATTACCAGCTTGGTTTGAAGTAGACCACAAGTTACGATTAGAATATGGAGGATCGAATCATATTAGTAATTTAGAAGCTTTATGCCGTAATTGCCATGGAGAGAAAACCGCCTTAGAAAAATTCTAAGTTACTACTTTACTACTTTACTACTTTACTACTTTACTACTTTACTACTTTACTACTTTATGATTATAATTATCTCTCTATATAATAATTATAATGAATCAGGAGTCCGAAATTACAGACCCAAGTAAATATTTTGATATTTTAATTATTTCAACCATTGTGTATGTTGTATTGATCCTGATAATTATTTATTACTATGTATTTGGTACTATTATAACGGAACCAGATCCTTTAAGTAGTGAATATGCTAAACAGCAAGAACAAACAAATATAGAAAAATATTTTATAGAAAAAAATAAAGAACCAAGAAGTACCTCGCAACTTTATACCTATTTAAAAAATTATAATACACGTTTTACAAATTATTTTAAGACAACCATTACTTGGTTTAATGACAATAAAAATTTTTTTATTGTTTTGTTTAGCGGATTTGGATTTACTACATTAATTTTAAGTTGGATTAATTATTATGATGCGCAATCTCTTAAACTTCTTTTCGAAGACACCCCTCAACAAAAAAAAGCAAAGCTTACAACGGAATTTAGAACGTCTAAAAATAGTTTAAAACAAGCAAGTGAAGAAATGCCACGCGCAAAAAAAAAATATGTAATCATAGACTCTATTAAAAATAAATATGCCGATAAAAATAATATTGTTAAAACAAAAACAATTGAAGAAGACATAAATAAGTATAACAATGAATCCACATCCTTTAATAAATCAAATGAACACTATGTTTTAAAAATTTTAAATATTGGATTATATACCAAAGTACGAGGCCCTTTTCTATGGGTTACTGGGTTAACCATATTAATATTGTTGTTATTTTTAATAACATTCACGTCTTTCAAACTGGAATATGTACAAATTATAATAAATGTGCTTATTTTAATTGGATTCGTGTCCTTATTATACGAAAAGTTTGAAGAGTTTCAAAGTGAAATAGGGATCGCCTTTGCGTTTTTCATTATTTTTTCAATTTTAGGAGGCTGGATTCTTGGAACCCTCTTTGGTCTACTTGGGTATTGTATAGGATACTATATGAATTTATATATACAAAAAAACAAAGAAGGATTCAAGCATTATGAACATATTATAAAATTTATAAACCTTACAATCGGATTCTTACCTTGTTTATTTATAAGCTTTGCAAAATGGATTAAAGAAGACTATTTAAAAACAAGCAAAAATACCTTAATTTTACTTGGAATTGAAGCCTTATTACTCGTATTTAAGTTCTTGATTCCAGCGTTATATAGCCTCTTTAAAAAAATAATGAGCCCAAGTGAAAACATTTTGTTGGTCGATCCAGTTCCATTAGACAGAGTTACTAATTTAGGATTATTTTTAACAAATGAAGACGTGAAATTATCGAATACTTCAAAAGTCGACACCTCTGAAAAGTTATTTAATTATGATTATGCTGTGACATTTTGGCTATGGATTTTTCCTCAACCAAAGTCAGTGTCTGATGCTTATAATAAATCAAGCAATTTAATAAACATTAGCGATATTGTAAAAGTCATATATAACAAAAATACGATTGAATTCTGGGCTTCTACAACACAACAAGGAGAGAACCCCAATCGGTTAATTAAACTCTATGAATTTAAAGCATTAAAATATCAAACATGGAATAAGATTGTTATAAATTATCAAAGTGGAACTCTTGATTTATTAATTAATAAAACATTAGTGTCTTCAACCCCAAATATTACGCCTTTAAAAAATAATAACAATGCCGTAGTTGGCGAAACGAATGGCATAAATGGTGGAATTAAAAAAGTATCTTACTTTAAATCTTCTCTCTCTCAACAAGATATTAATTTAATGATGTAAAAACCAACAATTCAACGATTCAACGATTCAACGATTCAACGATTCAACGATTCAACAATTCAACGATTCAACGATTTAACGATTTAACGATAAATTAAATTTTTTTTATAATTATATCTAATTATATTATATTATGGATTTATTGGAACTACTATTAACAATCGCCATTGTATATTTTATTATCTATTTTTTATGGTGGTTTTATTTAAAACAATTTGTGGTATTAAGCGAATGTCGTTCTGGAACCTTGCCGTTAATCATAAGCCCCGATAAATTAAAAGGAAATTTACATTCAAATAGTTACTCGTATTCCATCTGGTTTTTTATAACCGATTGGTCCTATAAATTATCAACTGAAAAGATATTATTAATGAGACGTAGTGCAAATGGTTCAGTGAATCCAAAAATTTATTTTGATGCTTATGAAAATAATGTGTGTGTGTCAATCAATACTTATACGTTACCAACTACCAGTACCACTGCTACCCCTGTAACGGAATCTTTTTTTGGTGGATCATCAACAATTGAACCTCTTATTGACACCCAAGATAGCGATTTTCTAAGCGATTATGCTCATTCTCCAACCTATACTGCTGCGCTCGTAGAAGCAGCTCAATTAGCGGGTCTAAGCGTTGAAGATTACATTAGTAGTGTTCAAGACGCCGCCAACGATATATTGTTTGGTGATCCCAGTAATCTTCCTTTCTTTTATGAGGGTCCCGACGGCTCCGCTGGTTGGCAAACTGGGTTAACGGGTGCTACGGGTGCGGGTGCTACGGGTGCTACGGGTGCTGGCGGTTCAAATAATTCGGCGTACAATTGTAAAATAAATAATTTCCCCTTACAACGATGGGTCAATTTAGTTGTTTCTTTAAACAATAGAACATTAGATTTGTATTTAAATGGAAAATTAGTAAGAACCTGTTTGTTGCCAGCGACCGCAATTATTGATGCCAATGCGTCGGTTGCCTTAACTCCAAGTGGTGGATTTAAAGGATGGACTTCCAATATTCAATACTTTTCAAAATCACTTAATCCAAATGAGGCGTTTAATATTTATTCCACGGGGCCTCGATGTGGCGGCAGATTAAGCTTGTTTGATCGATATAAATTAAAATTAACTTATTTAGTAAATAATGAAGATTCTGGTTCTATTACTATTTAAAAGGTTGTAAAATAGATATATATATTTTAATTTTATATATATATAGTTTAATATGAATTTTCAAGACTTTAATGATAAAAATGTAACTAGCAGTTTAGCATTTTTAGAAAATAATACCATTGTCGCAAAATTAGCATTCATCATTTTAATTGTCTTTATTTTTGTGGTTTTATTAAAATTTGGAACTCAAATAATTGCTTATTTCTTCACGCCCGATGACGATCCAATATTAATTAAAGGAATTCAAGAAGGCACCACGTTTACAAGAATTCCAGTAGATCCAAGGGAAAATAAATCCATTCCCATTTTAAGATCTCAAGATAGGAATGAAGGCTTAGTCTTTACATGGTCAACTTGGTTATATTTTAAAGAGCCCGAACTAGAAACCAGAGGATCCGCGCCTGGACAATCCATGTCAACGCAACGACAATTTAAACATATTTTTAATAAAGGAAATGATTATTGTGTAGAAAATGGAATTGTTCAGCCAAATAACGCACCTGGATTATATATATCCAATGATTATAGAGAATTATTAGTTGTAATGAGTACTTTTGAAAATCCGACTGAAATAGTTACAATTACGAATATTCCAATTCAACATTGGATGAATGTTATTATTCGAGTAAATCAATATAAACTGGATGTCTTTATTAATGGAACACTTACAAAAACAGCAATTTTAAAAGGGTTACCCAATCAAAATTATGAGCCTGTATATGTGGCCTTAAATGGAGGGTTTCATGGATTTATTTCAAAATTACAATATTTTGCGTATTCAATTGGCGCAAATCAAATACAAGAAATTGTAGCTGCTGGACCAATGTTAAATGGAATTGGTGGTAATGTTACAAATACAAATGCCGATTATTTGTCGTTTAAATGGTTTTATCCATATCAATCTTCGGAATCTTAAGGTTAAGTTCTTACTAGGAGTTTAATAGGAGTTTAAGAACCTAGGTTCTTATTATAATAGTGTACTAATATACTATTATAATATTGTACTATTATAATTAGTAGTATGAGTGAGAAGGTAGTCTATTTGCAAACAAGAGCGAACACGCCGCCGGCGTCCGAGAACGCCGACGGCGTGTTCGCTGATATAACTTTTTATATTAATAGTCCGATTTATAATAGATTTATTAGCGGTTATATTAGTGGAGAACCCGGCTTTGACATAGAAGATTTCAAACCCATAATATTTTCAACTGGTTCAACCGAGGCAATTTTTGAGATTGAACTTGCTAATTTTGAGCAAAAAATAGAATTTGAATTGGTCTTAGAAAATGAGTTAAAGTTTAGTAATTTATTATTTGGTAACGACTATGAATACGATGGTCGAGTAGAATATACGACAAAAACGGATAATTTAATTCGGGGAAAAGTCACACCCTATGAAATTGATGGAGAGATTGATAATATTTTTGCGGAAATAACAATTGCTATAAAAAATGAAATCGTACAAACACAAGAGGAAGTAATAACCCAAACTGTTACTAAAAGTGTTTTTGAGTTAGTTGAGTCTGGATTAACTTTGTGTCAAATTGAAGTGCTTAAAAAAGAGAGATTAAATGAAATTTTAAATAACATTGAAAATTTAAGAAATTATAGCAGAACCTCTGGAGTTTCTACAACCTACAATAATAATGGCAGTTTAAATCAAGCGGGAGCAACCTATACAGAAAATTTTCCAAGTGCTAAATTTGCAAAGAATGTGTCAATGAATACCTTATTATTGAATAAAAAAAATTATATGTTTTCAAATAGTTTAAATAAAAATGTGATTAGCGGTGCGGTCGGATTTAGTAATTATCGCAATGACACACCTTTTATAGCAGGTTCATCCTCTGGATTAACTAAGGTTCAACAATACGCAAATACCGCACGAGGGCGAAGCCCGTCTGGCGGTGTAGGACGACGTTATGGTGTTCAATTCTTCAATGGCAGAACCTTAGTGTCTATTCCAAATATATACAATCAAACGAATCAAACCAATCAAGCCAATCAAGCCATCAATTTATGTACTTTAGGCAACTAAACAGGGAAACAACGAAAATAAAAATAAAAATATATATAAATAGTATGAAGAAGTATAATTTTACATATCAATTCATAAAATATATAGTAATTCTATTTTTTATATATAGTATTTTATACTACTTTAACTTTTTTAATGTTTTGGACACTGCCATCATGAAACGTTTGTCAAACTCCATTCAAAATAATTCTATTTATAAATCAAACAAGATTGAAGAATTATGCCCTATAAAAATATTTAATCCAGAGAATAAATTCACATTTGCAGAGTTGGAAACCATACCAAGTCCAGATATTTCAAATAGTAAAACACAATTAAACAATCCATCCAATAAACTATATTATTGCTCCTTTAATGCGACCAATCCAAACAATTCTACAATTACAATCCATTCAAACAATGAAAGTATGTTAGGAGCAATTTATTTGGACTTAGAAAAATGTAATACTCAATTACCATAAAGTATTGAACTATTGAACTATTGAACTATTGCGATAGTTTATGAAACAAATAGTCCATTTTTGGCGAATGCTCATTACGTTTAACTTGTTTGTAGATTAAATCTATTTTATCGGTAAGATCTTTTACAATTTCAGTGGTCATATTATTATTTAATAATGGATTTTCAAATACAATTGTTTCAGTAATAAAACTAATGGCACTATAGAGTACATATTTACGCATTTTATTCAGACTTGGTTTATATTTAATACAAAATAAAGAAAATAATGAAGTTATAATTTTATTATATTTTTTATCTTGTGCTACATGAATAATACAATCCCAGAGAACCCATACAATATTCTTTTGATATTTTTCATCGACCATAGCAAAACTTCTACGTTCACACTCACACGTATGTTTTTTTTGTTTTGAGATAAAATCAAATTTTAGTATCCATTCCACCCAATAACACGCAGTAATCGCATCTTTAATTTCATTTGATAGATTATACATAAATTCATTGATTGCTATAAAGATTTCTTTTGGGTCTGACGATTGAAAGATAGGAGTCGCAAACTTAATGTTTGGAGCTTTTAATTTATTTGTTATGTTTGTAATATCAAATTCTTCATTGGATTTAATTGTATAATCTTCAAAGGCGTGATTTTTTTTAGAAAAACAAAGAATAGAAATTAATTCCGCAAATAGTTTTCGAACTTCTTTATTATTTCTGAATTCTAAATCATTGGTTATAGATCCATTGTTTGCAATTGTTTTAAATTTTGTAAATCGATAGGATAAGTAGACATGTAATTTTGGATTTGTTATATGAATATAACGGCTTGAATAATAAATAATTACATTCCACAAGTCATTTAAATGCCCAGCACAAATTAATTCTATAGACCAATAAAAAGCTGGCTCAATGTCGCAATTGTGAATGGATTTGATTAATTCTGCTCTTACTTTTGATTTTGCATATCCAGAAAAAGAGATGGTTTTAAAATCATTCTGTAGTCTAATATCTGTAATTTCATTTGTTTCATTTGTTTCATTTGTATTCATAGAGTCTTATATTCTTATTCGCTATAAAATAAAATATCGAACAAATCGAACAAATCGAACAAATCGAACCTACCTAAATAAAAAAAAATATGTAAATTTTGAGAATGACGCAGATATTTTTTGGAATATTGTTGACGTTATAAAAGATTATCCTCTTATAGTTTTTACTAAAAAAATTACATTATAATTACTATTATTCGAAGGACCAAAATTAAAAGACTCTCCGTGTAATTTAAAATTTTTAGACAACTTAGTAGCAAGCAAAATGTAACCGTAGACTGCCTCTAAAACATGCTGCCAAGGTCTGGTCGATAATGGACTTCTAATTTTGACAGATTTATGTTTGCTCCATTTGATTATACAATCAGGAATAAGACGATTTTTTGACCAATCGCCACCTCCAATCACATTTCCTGCTCTAACAGATGCAATATAAATTTTTTTATTTTTTTCTTTAAAAAAAGATTTTACATGAGATTTAATAAGCATCTCAGTTGAAGCCTTTGAGGCACTATAGGGATCTTCGCCTCCTAATGTATCTGACTCTTTATAACCTTTGTGCGTCTCTTTGTTTAAATAACATTTATCACTAGTAACTAAAACTGCGACACAACTTTTATTTAATTGCCTTAAGGATTCAAGAATATTTAATGTTCCAATTAAATTTGTATTCCATGTAATCGATGGATCTTCATAGGATTTTTTTACTAAAGACTGAGCTGCGAGATGAAATACATAATCAGGATTTATCTTTAGAAAAAGTTTTTTTAACTTTTTTTGATCTAAAATATCTAATTTATAATTTTTAATTCCATTATAAACTCTAGAGGCATCAAAATTTGATGGTTTGGTTGGAATATCTTTTGAAATTCCAAATATATTTGCTCCATAAATCTTTAACCACAGAGTCAACCAAGATCCTTTAAAGCCGGTATGTCCTGTAATAATTACTTTTTTTTGATAAAAAAAATTTTTTAAATTAGACATAATGGTAAATATTTTAAAATTTTATATCTAGCCAGCTATATTTATTTTTATTAACCATCTCTATAAGCTTATCTCTATCTCTTTTAGTGTCCATACATTGCCAAAATCCCAGATGTTTATAAGCGCTCATTTGATTCAATTTAGCAGCTTTTTCTAGCGGCTCTTGTTCTAAAATAGTTTTCTTGCTCTTAATAAATTTTATAAATTTTTTATCTATAACAAAAAAACCACCGTTAATCCAAACATTCTTTATATTCTTCTTCTCACTAAATTTTTTTACAGATGACTTTTTGATTGTAATTTCACCAAACCTAGGTGGTGGATTAACAGCAGTAACGGTAACTAATTTTTTTTCCTTTAGATGAAATTGTATTAATTTTAAAATGTTAACGTTAGCTAAACCGTCACCGTATGTAAGCAAAAACATTTTATCTTTTATATATTTAAAAGCTTCCTTAACCCTTCCACCCGTCATTGCATTACTCCCCGTATCAATTAAATTAATTGTGCAAATTTTTCCGTCTATTATAAATTTAGTGCACTGAATTTTATTTTTTTTATTTAAGTGTTTTTTTTTAAATTTAAAAAATTTAAGAAATTCATTTTTTTTATAACCAGTAGCAATATAAAAATTTCTTAATCCTTGAGATAAATAAATTCTAATAATATGTAAAATTATAGGATGCTTTCCGATTTTTACTAAAGGCTTTGGTAAGTCATGTGTTAATTCAGATAATCTTGAACCAAATCCTCCAGCTAAAATTAAAACTTTTAAATCACTAATTATTTTCATTTATAAAATTCGAAAGAAAGTTTATTATCTATTTTATATAATTCAATCTTTTTAAATTAAATCATAAAATATAAAAAATTGTTACATTTATTACTTAAAAAATACCAATACAATAAATCGAAAAAAGTTTTTGGCAAA